TGTTACGTTGATTAATGCCATCTTAGGTGCTGGGTCGTATCCGTTTGCTCCATCGCTGTTTACTGCGCTGAATGTGCCCGGACCTCCGCCCGGATATGATGTGTCTGCTGCACCATCTAACCACTCAGTAGTGCTGTGAGAACCTGCTCTAAGTTCCCATGCACCTACTAGTGTTGCTGTTGCCGTTCCGCTTAATGTCAATGTATCTGCCATATTTTTTTCCTCCGTTTATATTATCTCCAAGACAACCTCACTTAAGGTCTCTTACGCTCCCTTGTGCTCCGAAGAAAGTGGTCCATAGTTCTCCCATGGTACGGTATAGTCCTTCTTGGCCTAGTCTGTTAATTGCGAATGGGTCACCAGTTTCGATACCACTCTCAAAGTATTGTGTTGGAATTGCTGTACTAAAGTGCAAATAGTCTGTGTCTAGGTAGTAGATTCTTGATAGTGTATCTGCTGCCATGTTCTTTGTTGGGATGATTGGTACACCGTTGTATGTTGCTACGATGAAACCAGCCTCGATTCCGGGTACACCCTTTACACCGTTGTAGGTAGGGGTAACTCTCTTCTCTTCCATGAATCTCTGTTGTGATTGTAGAAGTTGCTGGATTCTCATTAGAGTATCGTATCCAGTTAGCATAACTTTCGGGTTTCCACCACGAATCCACATCTTTTGGAACATCTCATCTAGTAAGTCTAGAGATAGTGTTCTGTCAGTAGGTGTACCGCTAGAAGCGTTAACACTCATTTCTGCGTTTGACCATGAGTTTGCACTCCTGTCAATACTGTACATATCCATATCCCCATCTGCGCTAACGTGTCCTGATGCTGCACTTAGTCCAGTTGTTGCGTTTGCACTGTTTTGGAAACCGGAAGTAACTCGGTCAAGAGACTCGAAGTTGTTACCTGCGACTGTATCTACGTCAGTACACATCATTTTGTTGATTACCTCAGCGTGATGTTTACCCATTTCCTCTTTCATTACAGAGCGTATGTCTCCCATTCCGTCATCCTTGTCAGCAAGGAAGATTGCAGTTTCAGACATATCGAATGTGTGTGCGATAGTCTTTGGTTTTGCTGCTACATGTTGGAATGTAGGTTTGATTGTTTCAGGTAGTGTTGCGTTCTCTGCAACTCCGCTTCCAGCAATTGCACCAGCATTTGGTCTGCCAGTGATAACGCGCCATCCGCTTCTATCCCACGGTTTCTTTGGTAGTATAGAGAATGCATTGAACTCTTGGTTCAATTGTGACCATACTTTGCGACCATAGATTGCTTGGTATGTTCCACCTGTTGTTGACAGCATAGGGCTGTCGGCCTTGAGTAATTCACTACCGGAGTATGAGTAACCCATTGCGTTACCTGCTCCATAGTAGTATCTTTCCATGTCAGTTATTGTTCGTACATAATTTCGTGCCATTTTCTTTATCTCCTTTTATTTTTTAATATCTAATCTCACTCGAAAGCCTTTGATGCCAAGTTATGAACTTCATCCCATGACATGTTAGCCAAATCCTCCGTTGATGGAACAGTTACTGCTGGTGCAGTAGATTCCGATTTTGTGATTGCTTCTCCAGTTTCTGCTGGAGTAGTGATTGCTTCAATGCGCTCTGAAAGTGCACTAATTGCTTTTGTTATCTCGTCTAGAGGACCGCGTGCATCGTATGCTGCTGCTTCCGCTTTTGCGATTTCTGCTGAACGCTCAGAAGCGTATCTGTTAGCAAAGTTGGTTTCTAGAGAGCCACGGAACTCTTCTTCAAGAGCAGCCGCTTTGTATACTTCGTATGCAGACTCGATATCTGAGTCTGATAATGTTGCAGGGTTAATGAAATCTGATTTTTTAACGTCGCCAGCACTTCCAGTCGTTTTACCAAAAGCGTTAGTGGATGGTTTTCCACCTTCTTGTGCTCGACCTTTTACTTGCCCAGTGTGTTGTTCGTAGTTTGCATCCCATTCTTCGGGTGTAGAGCCTAGATTTGCTTTTTCTAGGTTATCAAAGTGAACACGTGCTTCATCAGTATTTACTCCAGCACTCTTTAGAGTGTCTTCCATCCAGTTAAGATAGTCAGATGTGATGACATCGGAATATTCTGACTTTTCTACATCAGCGTCTTCTTTCTTTTTGTCATCTTTTGCATCTTCTTTCTTATCGTCTTTCTTGTCAGCAATAGCCTCTTTCAATGCTGGTGGCATTTCGCCTTTTTCCATATCGTCAAGCCTACCTTCTAAACGAGATAGTACGCTGCCAAGTTGTTTCATCATTTCATTATCGTTTTCTGTTTCTGTCAATTTATTCACTTCCGTGTTATTTTTATCTTCTTTGAGTATGCTGAATGTTGCTTCGGGATTGATGCCTTTTTCACAAATCGTTATTTCGTGTAGTTCCAGTTTACTAATTTCTTGGTAATCTCCTCGTTTTGGGTCTGATTTTCTGACTCTCTTAAACGCTTGACCACCGATACTGAATCCTCTGAGAACGCCTTTTCTGATTTCTGCTGAAACCTCTTTTGCTTTCTCGATGTCGTCACGCAGTTTTACTACCACAAACATTCCGACATCATCGACTTCGCTTTTCCACAACCTCCCTTCGTTATCTGTATAATTCGGTACTACATCTCCAACTTGTATATTACTGTGAGCCAATTGAACGTTTCTGTATGACGGATTTTCCATGAACTTCCGAAATGCGTGTTTCAATGCCTCCTTTGTTATTACGTCGCCTTGCTTGTCTACAACTTCCACACTGGCATAGCCAGCGACGATGAGGTCATTAGCACCCTTAAGGATACCAATTGTCTCTTCGCCAGTTCTGAATAGTTGTTTACTACCGAGCACACTAACCCTTGTTACGTAATGCCTTACTACATATATGCTGCGGGACTACTCATCAAGGTTTTTATCATCGAAAACGCTAGACTGCGAGGCTGTTTGTTCTTTTTTCTGTTTTCTACCCGGATAATCTTCCGGTTTCTCCAAGTCCTCAGTAGGTCGTTTCTTCATATCCCAATCAGGTAAAGACTGTTCTGCTGTCAAAGAAGTAGGTCCACGTGGGCTTTCTACACCCCCTCCAACATCTATCCCTAAACCACGTCCGGCCATGTTACTATGTCCTTTTTCCATCTTATCTAGTGCTCTCTCGATAAGTAAAAGCGCTTTTGCCATTTCATTAGGCTTCATAATTAAATTGCTATCTTTCTTTGGTTTTAGAATGCCAGCACTTTGTTCTTCTATTTTATCAGAATCAATGTGATTAACAGCAACCTCGCTATCTCCCTTTACTTCTAACTCTTCTTTTAACAATTCAGTTAATCCTTCTTGCCAATAAGACTCAAGACTCTTTGCTAACTTTAACGAGTAGTCTGAGGCAGTAATTCCTCCTATCGCAGCAACAGGGTTGACTGCTTGATTATCTACAATATCATATTTCACGACATCTTCGGGCAATCTAATAATAAAGTGACTATCATCAATCTCCATAGTAAATGGAACATGGTAAGTAATATCAGATTTAGCAAGCATAACCCACTTCGGGTGTTTCTCTTCACCTTTCATGTATGTAGACTTAGCATCACGTAGTAATAATTTATCAGAATCTTTGCCTAATTCTTTTACAGCATCTTCTAATCCAACCTCATCTGTGATTCTAATGTCGGATGGACTAGGTACAAAGACAGGATGATAACTTTCAAATTGTCCTCTTAAGATTTTGATTCTCTCGCGTGTAGTTAGTTCAGTTACATCATCCGTATCATATAACAGAATGTCATTAATGTAAAACTCACCATCATTTAATACCCCATCAATAACAAAGTTTTTCTTACAGGCTGCTCTAAACGACGCTCTCATTTCATCTTCACAAGATTGCTTTACGCCATTTTCATCTTCTAATTCAACACGCCCATTCTTTTTACTAACCTTACATCTCTTTCCATCTTTCTGTATAGAGACTACCCATTCTCCTGTAAAACCTCTTAATTCGGACATATCTTTAATATCAAATATTCTATGTAAAGGTTCTATCAAAGGTATTTCCTTTGGTAAATCTGCTTTTGAAATATCTGTGAAACTGTCACTAGGCGTTCGACCAGTAGGGCCTTGAGTTAACTGGGTAGGATTTTGTTGAAATGGCTCTGCGTTTGTTAACATAGATTCAATGTGTTGAGGTGAATGTGTATCTTTGTGTAAAGATTGTAAATATGTTAATGGTAGAGAATGAAACTTTTCTTCTGAGGTATTTGTACCAACACTAATATTTCCATCGTAATCATGTTCTACACCTATTTCGGCTTGACCGCTCCATCCCCAATCCATCAAACCGCTAGTAAAGTGGTCTTGCGGTACAGCCCCTTCTAAACTTCTAAGAGGTTTTACTGGCGCTGTCATCCAACCTATTTCTTTCTTAGTTGCAACGGGTGCATTTGGTTTCAAATCGATATCGGGGCTAGTATCAAAAGAAAGAATATTACTTGCAATATCTTTTCTTCTTGCGTGATGGTATTCTAATGATGAGTGTCCTCTTTGACTTTGATGTAATAGCGTTCCTTCATTGCTTCTATTATGAGCATTAGGAACTTTGCTAAGTTTAGTCAACGGTGTTGGTGCTTGATGGTATTGTAAACCATATCCCCCTAACTTCATTTCATTTCTTGCATTTTGATGTAAAAACCCTAAAGCATTGTATATAGGATTTCTTTTGAAATCTACCATCGCTCTCTTGTGTGGACCTGCTGGCCTTGAAGGTGGAAAACTAGCCTGTCCTTCTCTCAATACATTATCTAAATGAGTGTGAACATCGCCGTGTCCTTTTCCTTCAAACATTTCTTTATCTTTCGGATTCCATTGCATCGGGTTACCATCAAGGCCACTCATTGTAGCAAGTTGACCTATGCTGTAAGCATGTACTGGACCGGACAAAGTTTGTAAATATCTTTGCACATGTTCTTTATGAGCATCGTCGTTAGGTAAATCTAACATTTCTAATACATCTTGTACCCCATGTTTACTTGGGTCAATTACGTTATTTGTTAATGGGCCTAAAGTTTTCATTTGATTTGCTAAATTGTAATGGGTATCAGACGACATATCTTCTTCTTTCTTAGAATAATGATGAGCGCGAATAGATATATTATGTTCCCCGTCCATGAAAAGACCACGTTGCGCATCTTTTACTGCTCTTAATGTATTGAGTAATGCTTTTGGATTATCGGGATGGAATGCATCGGGATGTTCTTTTTCAATCGCGGGTTTTATTTTTGTTCTAAAATATTGAGCAACTGCTTGTCTATCGTCGGTATGAGCCTCTTCCATCATATTTCTCACACCACCAAAGTCACGGATTTTTTTGGCTTGTCTACCATACTCTCTTGCTCTTTTTTCTTTCATCTCTATGTTAGATTTAATTTTATTTATTTTGTCTCGCAAAGAAGTTATGATTTCAGAATCCCCTGCCCCATTTTCTTCTATGTCTAATTCGTTCTGCAACATCTCTAAATCTTCTATGTCTTTTCCACTCACTACATCCGCTACATTCTTTTTAGGCGCAGTAGGGAGATTAGTCATTACTTTATTTAATTCATCTGCGGTAGAGAGAAAACTAGGGTTATTTTCTATATCTGCGTATCTAAGAAAATTATTAGCAGGTGAATTAGGCGCTGAGGTTCTACGATTTAGAGTAGTAAATAAATGCGAATGACCCGCCAACATACCGATTGATGTTTCGTTTTTTCCCACACTACTAGTCGCTGTATATGGATTATATGTAAAAATACCTTTTTTATCTAAGTCTTTTCCTGTGCGAGTTCTTCCTTCGATACCACCCCAACCTTCTTCTTCTTCATCTCCGTATTCTAGTATTGGCGCTAAACCCGGTGAACGGGTATGGTCGTGGTCAGAACTGTTAGTTTTGTTGTTTCTACCTTTACCGACTTTACTACCAGTTTTATTTTGAGAATGTACAGTAGCGTCTGTTTTTGATAATATACCTAGAGCGCTTGTATGATTACTTACCCCATTTTCTAAGTAATGAGAATGTAAATGTCCGTATGCGCCTATTGTTTTAGGATTGGCTTCTAACCTTCCACCTTCTGCTTTTTCTCCTAAAGCAGATATATTTCCTTCAAAATCATGCGCTTTGAAATCATGTAAGATTTCTGCTAATGTAGTGATAGGTCTACCTCGACCGCCAACGTTTGCAAAAGCGTGTGAGAAAGGATACGCTAAGGTTCTATACTTTCCGTCGTGGTCATAAAAATGTTTTTCGTCACCTTTTCTCAATAGAGGATTATCTTTTCGTGGTCCGTGTGGGGTTCTAAACGTAGTTAATGCGTTTCTTATAGGTTTAGACATTTCAGAAATACCCATGTGCATTTCTAATTCTTTTTTTACCGCTTTCATCACGTTTTTCGGTAAGAAAGGCTCTTTTTGTCCCTTAAACATAGGATGCATAGACGGTGATAAATCATCTTTATTGTAACCTACAAGTTTGTGAAACCCATCGGGACTCAAGAGAATATGACTTGCA